CCAGAGTATGGTGCTCTGTATGATAAGTTACCAATAAGTGCATTTGTATGGAAGAAAGATATAAAGGAGGATGTTCCATTAACTGAACTCCAGTTATGGGATTGTTTTAGTTATGACATTGCAGTTATCGAAAAGCAGATGTTATCAGGCAACCAATGTAAGTATTTGTCGCCTAGTAAAAAATGGTATAAGGGTTGGTATATGTTTACAATTGATAATGCGAATAGTACGAATTTAGAAAGAAATGTGACTTATAGTGAAGTACCAAGCCAACATAAGTCATTTAATATATTGAAATTAGAAAATGGTTACTTTGCAGCTCAACCGAACAACAGAGTAATATTTTATGATAAAAGTTATACGCCTAGTGAGTTGAAGTTTCCAGACTTCAATGTGTCCACAAAGGAGTATAGTGTAGAATGTGAACAAAAGTGGACAGCTGGTGATGACGACAAGTTTTTTTATGATTTAGAGGAGAGAAAAGAATAATGAAGAATGTATTTAACAGAGATAAGGGACTAGAAGTAGCGAAACAACCAATGTTTTTTGGTGAAGACCTACAAGTCCAACAATATGCGGACATGAAGTATCCGATATTTGATAAACTAAACCAACAACAATTAGGTTATTTCTGGAGACCTGAAGAAGTATCTTTACAAAAAGATAGAAACGATTATTTAAACCTAAACGACCAACAAAAGTTTATCTTTACCTCTAATTTAAAATATCAAACAATGTTAGATAGTGTACAAGGTAGAGGTCCATGTTTGGCATTTTTACCATTTGTATCTAATCCTGAATTAGAAGGATGTATTATTACATGGGATTTCATGGAAACAATACACAGTAGAAGTTATACATACATCATTAAGAATTTATATTCTAATCCAAATGAAGTGTTTGACACTATTATACATGATGAAAAGATTGAAGCTAGAAGTGCCTCGGTTACAAAAGCATATGATGAACTAATTGAAATGGGTTATAAATGGCACCTTAATAAAGATAAGGTTGACCTTTATGAACTTAAAAAGAAAATGTATCTTGCAATGGCAACTGTAAACATTTTAGAAGGCTTAAGATTTTATGTTTCATTCGCTTGTAGTTTTGCATTTGGCGAACTGAAAATGTTAGAAGGTTCTGCTAAGATTATTTCTTTTATTGCAAGAGATGAAAGTCAACACCTTGCAATGTCACAAACTATCATTAACAATTGGCATGATAGAAATGATGACAAGGATATGAAGAAGATACAAAAAGAATGTGAGAAAGACCTATATAAGATGTATGATGACGCATTAAATGAGGAGAAACGGTGGGCAACATATCTATTTTCCAAAGGAAGTATGATTGGGTTATCAGAAAAACTGTTACACCAATTTGTAGAATACATGGCAAATCGAAGAATGAAAGCGATAGGCCTAACACCACAATACGACCAAAAAACAAATCCACTTCCGTGGGTAGACCATTGGCTGAATTCAAAGGGTACACAAAACGCACCACAAGAAACAGAGATTGAGTCATATGTTATTGGTGGTATTAAACAAGATATGAAAAAAGGCCAATTCAAAGAATTTAAACTATAATGGTTGAGAAAAGACAGAAAAGCTGTTCGTCCTGCGAAACTAAATATACCGTAGCATGGGATATTGAGGAACAAGATTTGGAACCTCTAACTTGCCCATTTTGTGGATACGAGGTAGAGAATGAAGAAGACGAAGAATTATGGACAAACAACGGCGAAGACAGTAACGAAGACGATAATTGGAATTGATTATAGTTTAACAAGTCCTGCCATTTGTGTTAACATAGACGGTGACGCAGGTTTGATGTTTTATTATTTAACTTCTAAAAAGAAGTATATTGGAATGATGAGTGAGGAGATTGTTGGTTATGAACATAAAGAATGGAAAGACCCTATTGAAAGATTTAAATATATATCTGACTTTGCATTGGATATTATTGGTCCACTCATTAACCCTATGGTATATATTGAGGGTTACTCCTTTGGTTCAAAAGGTCAAGGCATTTTTCAAATTGCCGAAAACTGTGGAATCCTCAAGTACAGATTACAAGAAGAACAAATACCTTATGACACGGTTGTCCCAAGCGTGGTTAAAAAAGGCGCTACGGGAAAAGGAAATGCGGATAAAGAAATGATGTATAACGCATTTGTAGCTGAAACAAATATTGATGTGAAATCTATTTTAGATACTGACAAAGTTGGTAATCCTGTATCTGATATAGCAGACGCATATTTTATTCAAAAAGTTGGTTATGAAAATAGTATTAAAAGCACAAAAATATCCAGATAGTATCTACGGCGATATACAAGAGTTTGATTTAACAGAAATCAAATGTATGCCAAATGACAAATGGTTAAAAGAAAGAATGGACCAATTTGATTATTGGACTTCTTTTGAAAAACATGGTATGATTTATCCTATTACAGTATCGCCACATACCGAAGAATGGGTACAAGGTATTATTAAACATACTATAAATGGCGAATACAAAAAACCTCATCATATAAAAGCAAATGGCGAAGTTAGACCTGGTCTTTATGTACAGACAGGTAACAAAAGAGTTTTTTGGGCTAGAGAAAAAGGTTATACTCACATTGAGGGGTATTTGATTGTAAACAGAGAAGACAAAGCGAAGCTTAGAAGTCAACTACATATACCACATGATAAGGCACCTAGATGATTAATATACCCGATACTATAATGACAACTGATGGTTATACACCACATAAATTTATACATGATTTTGTAAAACATTGGGAAGATTTAAGAGAAGAATGGCCAGAGGCAAGTTTATTTAAAGAAGAAGGCCATATCAAACCTAGAAAACACGGACAAAGACCTCATTTAAGAATGTTCATGTGTTATGCACCTTGGGCTGATAGTCCATATTTCGACAAATACAAAATACAAAGATACCAATTATCCGAAACATGGGATTATTTTGTTGATAAACTTTTTAGTAGTAAAGAATATTCTGATTGGTTAAAAGATACATTAGAAATACCAGGAAATAATTTTAAATATAGATTTGATTGGCATTTAACAAAATGGGGGCAAGATGTATCTCCTCATGTTGATAGTGTTGGTAAATTAGGTAGTCATCTTATGTATTTTATGCCAGAGGGTTGGAATGATAAGTGTGGTGGACAAACTATATTTTATAAAGGTAAACTTGTTGACAATATGAATCCAGAAGCTAAAGACTTTGCACATAGTCAAGTATATAATAATACAGGTAACACTTCATTGTTATTTAAAAACACTATAGATGGTTGGCATGGTGTAACAGAGGTCACCAGTGATTTAAACAGACAGATATTTAATGTGGTGGTTTTAAAAAATGATTAGTAATGTTTGGAATAAAGATAGAACAAGATTAGATTGGACATTTCCAACTAAAGAAGTCGCAGGTATTAAATTTAAATATGATAAAGACAATAGACTTATCAATAAAAGAATGAATACCTTTTTTACAAAAGAACCAAAAACATTAGAGTGGATTAATAGTTTTAAAAAAGATGAAATATTAGTTGACATAGGTGCTAACATTGGTGTATATACTTTATATGCAGCTAAGAAAGGTATTACAGTACACGCATTTGAACCACACGCTGGCAATTTTGCAGAGTTGGTAACAAACATATATATTAATGAGTTTAATAATGTTAAGGCATATCCTTTTGCTGTAATGGATAAGAATAGTGTTGATGAACTTGCTATGTTATCTATTGTACCGGCACAATCACATAACGATTTTGGTATGGAAGATGAAAGAGTGAAACATTATGTAGCTGGTTTTAAATTAGATTATACAAAAGTTAAACCACATCATATTAAAATAGATGTTGATGGTTTGGAAGATAAAGTAATTGCAGGTATGGACACTTCACTTGAAAATGTAAAGACAATGCTTGTAGAAGTAACAACAACAGATACTTTAAAACCTTTACTTGATAGAGGATTTAAAATAGATGAAAGTATGACATACAAGCTAAGTGATACTGAAACAAATTATATATTAAGGAAATAATATGAAAAATGTAAAAGGTTGGCAATTGCCTGAATGGGATAACCATTACGAAAAAATGTTAAAAGAGTTTGATGGTAAGTGGGAATATCAAAAACCACAGAGAGATTATTCTTTAGGTTTTTGTAAAGAGTTTAATGTTGCACTAGACATTGGTGGTAATATTGGTTTCTGGTCACAAGACTTATGTAGAAAATTTAAAAATGTATGGGCATTTGAACCTCATCCAGAAAACATAGCTTGTTACAGAGAAAATATGAAAGAGTTTGATAACTGGCATTTAGAAGAAGTCGCATTATCAGACCATCAGGAAGAGAACGCCACATTATTTGCAAGTCCAGATGAAAGTGGTAATGTAAGTTTAAATTCTCACGGTGTAACACATGGCAACTCTAAAAGAATTATTGAAGATGATAAGTTAAATACAACTTACACAGATGTTAAAAGATTAGATGATTACCTTTCTGAATTTAAATGGAAAAAGATTGACTTTATTAAAGTTGATTGCCAAGAACATGAAAAAGAAATAATGAATGGTGGTCTAAAGTTATTAGAAGACCATAACGCAGTTGTAGTATTAGAACTGCCTTGTAGAAATCCAAAAGAACAAAGTTACCATGATGAAATTGTAAAAATCTTATCTCTTATAGGATATCAAAGACGAGGTAATAACAAAAAAGAAACTGTATTCACAAAGTGGAGTGACTAGATGTGTGCTATACACGGTATATTTAAAAAAGATGTAAGTTTGGTTATGAACATGGTGGCAAAATCACACCATAGAGGACCAGACGGCCGTGGAACTTGGCATGATGAATTTGTAACTCTAGGTCATAATCTATTATCTATTGTAGATGAACCTACAGAGTCATTACAACCTTGGAATCATAACAACCTAATCGTAGTATTTAATGGTGAAATCTATAACTATAAGGAATTAGGTGCAGAGTTTGAACTGACTACCAATACAGATACCGAAGTTATTGCAAGAGGTGTTGAAAAATATGGTGACGCCTTTTTAGATAAACTAGATGGTATGTTTGGTCTTGCAATCTATTTTAAAAAAGAAAAACAATTACTATTAGCTAGAGATTCAAACGGCACAAAACCTGTTTATTATGGTTTTGATAAACAATTTAATATATGTTTTTCTTCAGAAATCAAAGCACTATTAGAAATAGGTTTTGAAAGAAAGTTATGTAAACCAGCATTTTCACATTATCAAAAAGCAGGTTACAATTCAGG